GATCCATCCACAGATGAATGGATTTATAAAATTATACTCAAAGGTAAATAGTTCTGTATGTCCGTTTATCGACCACAAGAAAACACCAGCCCAGAAGCCAACACATAGAGGACAATGAAATAACTCACCCAACTTACCTTTGGTAGGTCTTATGGAATCAAAGATGGACCCATACAGGAGGATGAAAGTTAAGCCATAAGAAGCGAGGATAAAGTGTATAAGTTCCATTTATGCCTACAAACGATAGATGGCAGATAAACCAAAAGGTTGTGTGCCTGGCCGTATTGAACCCTTTTCAGCCGCCTGCCTACGTGGATCAAACTCTGTGGAGTTTTCCTCGTCGGGTTCGGTGAGCCTCTTTTCAAACTCATCATAGAATGCTTGCTCATACGCAAAATGAGGCCTTTCAATATCAAGCCACTTTTCTAATGCATATAGCACATACCCTAAGCTATCATAATCGGTAGACGATGGTATATCAGCCTGCATGGAATTATATACAGCGCCGCCTTGAACGGTGCCGTACTTTATAACTCCCATCTTATATAAAAATTTAAAAAGCCGATCCTCGGCGTCATATACATGAGAGCCCATTTCATTCTTAGGGAACGCAACCACCTTCATTTCTTGTGGCATTATAACTATGTCGATATCTCTATGATCAAAAACAATAAGGTTGCCTTCGAGAGTCTTCCTGATCTTGAGGGACAAAGGAAACTGGGCATCGCTCTGTTTAACAGATATTTTAACGCCTGCTTTGTCAGCTTCTTCAGGTATTCCTATGGCAACATTAACTGACACTGTTCTGTAATTCTCCTGCGAGTTCTTGAAGCTTTAGCACCTTCTTTAGAAGGTCGTTGGTTATCCACTGCCCCTTAAAAGAATCTATAGTCTCCACAACAGGGACAAACTCCTTATTGGTATCCGCACTCTCTGATATAATGGTGCGTAGTCTCCCAATTTCCTCATTGAGAAAAATCTTAAGATCTAAGCCATTGTCAGAGAACGAATTAATATACTTTTGAAGAAGGGTCTTCTGCTCCTTGAGAAGGGCTGTACCAAACGCCTCGTTGAATTTTTTTATGTGAGTTTTCATGACAAGCTTATCGTGTGAAACCTTTGTTGTCTTCTTTGTCTCTGAAATAACTTTGTGGGTCATGCTTAACAACACTTGCTCTTCCAAAATTACCCGACTCTTTGGACTCAAATCTCTATTAAAGAGTTGGTACGCTGTTGCCATCGCCGTATACGATGGGACAAAATTATCAAATGCCTCAGGCGAAACCAACTTGTTGATCTTATCAATAAGCGCCGTCTGCTCCGCAAAGATATCCTCCTTGCTCAATGCCGCATACTGTCGTGTCGCTTCCTTAAGTATCTTCTCGGCCTGCCTGGGAGACACCCCTTCTGTTTTCAAGACAGAATCGTACACTGTTAGTTCTCTTTTAAGCGCGGAGCCTCTCTTAAACGCCTCCTTTATAATGTGAAGGACAACCTCTCTTCTGTCGCTGTCTTTAGCAACAACAGCCTTGGTCAACTCCTTCACAAGCGCCTCAAACAGGACCGCCGTATTTCTCTTTTTATTGTGTTTTAGTCTCATTTATTTTGATCTCTAGCCCTTCAAGCATGCTGTCTATCTCTAGCTTTGATTTGAATATGTGTTTCTCTTCCCTAGATAAACCACCTTCTTCAATATAATTAGAGTCTTTGCCCTCTGAAAGATATCCCTGGAAGGGTAATTCTATAGCATTCCTTATCTCAGACCCCGTCCAAGTCCCCCTTTCTGTTCTTCGGGAGCCCTGCTCAAGGGGGGTCACGTCCGCAGCGATATTTTTCCTTCTAGCCACAGCTTGCTTATTTCTTCTCTTTGACTTGTGCATTTTACCCTTCCAGCCCTTCCTCGTATACTCTGGCCCTCCAGGTCCTGGCGTTGGCGCTTCGGTCATTTCTTCTCCAGGCGTAGCAAGAAGAACATCTTCCTCTTCTTCCGGGGCTGCTGGTGATTCTGCGCCTCCCCCCGCGTCGGTGCCTCCCCCTAAATCAAAACCACCTCCCTCTAGTTCAGTGCCACCAGTCAAATCAGTGCCCATCGCAGCCTCTTCGGCTTTAATGGACTGCTCTAACGCTAAATCAAGCTTCTTGTCAAAAAACCTTTCTCGTTGCATCCGCAGTGTTTCTTTCTCTGAAACATTGAAAATGTTCTCAAACACCCAACGACGAGAGAAATAACCTTCAGTAGCCGCAGACGCAACATCAAACTTGGTACGCCAATGCTCCAACTCCTGAAGCTCAGCCAATTTAGATGGATTGTTAAGGGTCAACTTAAAGTTAATAAGATCCTGTCCGCGATAGCCGAGCGTGAACAAATGAATAATCGCAATCTTTTCAAGCTCCGAAACAACAGACTTCTGTAGTCTCTGTATTGTTCGCGCAAAGCGAACATCTTTCTGCGCAAGCGTGGTCTTATCTTCGCTCTCACCCTCCGCTCGCGATAAATAAGAGGCGGGAATCTTAAGAGCAGCAAATAGCTTATCTCTTAAATATTTGATATCATCAATATCACCAGTGTATGTTCCACCGGGCAGATTCTCAATACGCGTGCCTCCCTCCCCTCCCCTCACAGGGATAAAATAATCTTCTTCGGTAGACATGGGGTTATATCGCAAGTCTACACGCCCCGTAGTGGCATTAACAATTTGATTTCTTTTCATCTGAGTTATAACGCGCTGCATGTATTGCTCCACGTCCTGCGGCGCAATGCTGCCTACATCAACATAGAACACTCGGCGCTCAGGAGAACGAACAATGCGATAAGCCATAACCGCATCTTCCATCAACGTCAGCTGTCTCCAAATCCTGCGCGCCGGTTCAAGAACAGAAGTGCCATAAGGCACATACTTATCATTGCCCAGAATACGAAAATGCGCTACCTGCCAGTTTTCAAACGTCATTGCTGCCTGATTCCACTGGAACTGGACATACTTAGGGTTGGTTTTGTCCTCGCCCTCAAGCCTCTCAACTTCGTTCGATGGAAGCCCTACAGCGTACTTAATACCCTCTTTGTCATCAATATCGAGGTACAAGAAAAAGTCACCGTACTTGCACATGGCTCTCGCCCAGCCGAAGAGATTGAACTCTAGGTTCATAATCTTTAAGAATAAATTCTCTAAAATGCCTTTAATCTCTTCGCTATTGGTCTTGATATTCAACATATCATTAAGCTCGTTGCTGGTGGTTATCTCATCAGCATAGATGTCCAACGATGACGCAATCTCAGGGGTAAACTCCATCTGATCGAAATCAACATAGCGCTCGCCACGCATCTGGTTTGCCATATACGAGAAAGCTAAATTCTGGTAGGGGTTGTAGTCTTCTCGCTTAAAAGACTGCCCAGATGCCGACTTAAACTCGCCAGCAAGATTGTTATACTGCCTAGACTTTAACTGTCTAGGCTGCTCTCTATCATAAACTGCCAGAGGGCCAGAAAGCAATCTAGTCAGCTGTCGATACAGGCGGCTTGTTGGGTTATTCGGATTTTTTACTGTTTTCTTCGCCATACGTTATCCCTTCAGCAGCCATGCATGCTCTTGGTATCTTTGTAGTTCCCCCGACCTTGTCACTTCTTCGTGTCCGATCATGCCAGGAATAGTTGTATTAATTGTTGTTGGATTACGAACCATGCAGTTTAAAAAAGTTTTCCTATAGCTCGCGTCCCTCTGCGCTTCTGCAAAAACGTTGTCCTTGACCCAACATCCGATGGCGCATGCCATAATAAGATCGTCATTGCTTTTACGTGACGCCTGTGGTCGTCCAGACTTCCAAATAAATTGCTCCATTTCGGCTACAGTCCTTTTTGAATATATTTTAATTAGTTTATTTCGTATGAACTCTTCCATTTTAGCAATTATGAGAGGTCTTGTTTTCTGCGTGGTGGCAAACCCCGGAACCGCTGCCGTCATATGTTCTCCAATGTACCCTTCGACATATTCATGAGTACCTTTTCTAGAATAATATATGCTTGGATAGCCCCTGTTAACCAATTTCTCTAAAACAGAAAAACCAACAGTATTATTCTCGACAACCAACATGGCATTCCCATACTCTTTCCCCGCGCTAAGCAAGACTTCAGAAAAAACATCAGGTGCCGGTTTCCCTTTGTACTCCGCGACGACCTCGCTTGTATCAACTCTTATTACATGAAAGACGGAAAAATCATTACCATCTCCTCGGGCCACATCGGCAGAAATAAAATATTTGGACGATGGGTCGTACTCTCGCCAAATCCACAAATTTCTATCAAACCCTGTTCTATATTTGGGGTCCTCGCACATCTCTTTTAGGATTTGAATGTCGCCCGACTCGAAGACGGTTTCGCCCGACATGTTAAAATTACACTCCAATTCTTGCGCAATTTGCCTTTTCGACATGTTGCGCGTCTCTTTGTCAAACCATTCTTGCCCCCTGTCAGGGTGAACATCCCATGGCAATACAGTCAAATTAAAGTCATTCTCCCCGCTTTCGGCCTTTGAGCATATTTCATGGAACCAGTTACCTACACCATTTGGAGTTGACAAGGCAATGCATCGACCACCAGTTGACAAAGTAGGATACAAGCCAGTCCATAATCCATCCAAGCCTTCGACATGCGCGGCCTCGTCAATTACCAATAAAGATAGGGCCTCCGACCGACCAGCATCACCACTAGTTGAGGATGCCTTTATTTGCGAGCCGTTTGACAACTCAAACGAAGCTCGATTATCAATCGCTATGTTTGTGATTTGCATCCAAGCCGGTAAGTTTTTAATCATGGCCTTTACCTTTTTAACCAAATTAGATGCTGTTCCAAACTTCGTAGCGATAACAAGAACATTCTTGTCCCTGTGAAAAAGCATCAGCCATGCGATATAAGCTCCTGTTATCGTAGAAATGCCTAGCTGGCGCGCTTTAAGAATAACGTTGAACCGATAATCGCTAAACTCGTGTACGAGGTCCCTCTGGAAATCATAAGTTTTAAACGGGATAAGACCTCTTATCGGATGAGATATTCTACAATAACTGTTTATAAAATAGGCTGGGTCTTTTCCTGCCTTTACGATCTCCTTTAAAATCTCTTCCTTTGAGAGTTCAAAAGACATTACGCTCTCCGAGTATCGTTCTTGGGCCTCTTATCAGATTTTAAATCAAGGAATTTTTTAAAGGACTTTTCAATATCTCCGGGCTCGCCGCTCTTTAAAATTGTTGCTTTATTCTTAACCCCATCATTAGGGGCTACGCCTTCCAAACCACCAATTCTATAATTCTTCTGCGCTAATGCAAAACAGCGCACTCTACTAAGTTCCTGCACTACAATATCGACGTCGCCCTGCGCGCTTAGGGATAAAGAGTCGCCAGTAATCGACTTGTAACTCTGTTGAAGATGCTTCCTAATATCTTCAACAGTAGCATCTATATCATTTTCAAATGGCGTCCCATAGACTTCTTTTAGTGTACATTCGGTTTGATAATTAATAGTGAGGATGTCAGCCATTATCTTTATTTTGAAGCCATCAATACGACGCGAATCGATAATAGGATCGCCCTCTTCTCTTTTGAGACCAATTTCGTATGGTTTTCCGGTCGGGTCGAGGGCACCGTCATAACAATACGACGCTGCTTGAGCGATCCCTCTTACTATATCAAGTGTTTTTTGTGACATCTTTTGGTCTCCATCCTTCTAGCCAGCGCTGTTCTCTATTCTCAATGTACTGTATGTAGCAATGTTCACAACATTGATATTTGCTAGTGTAAATATCATCTTTTATCGTCATCAACCTTTTTGTACAAACCGGACAATATAATAATGTCTCTTTAGTAAGTAGTTTTTTCTCTATTAAAACACCATCAACATTCTCTTTGACTTTCTTA